TTCGATTACGAGAAAGCATATAAACGAACTGACCCCAAGAAAAGTGTGTAAGCTCATCAAAACCTATTAGGCATATTTGCGAGCCTTGCCACGAATATTTATCTTTTTCAGTATCTAAGTGAGCGAATTTAATTAAAGCTCCTGAAGGGAAAAGCCATTCTAAAACGCTTTCTCGCGCATATCCTTCGAATTTTCTATAGATGCTTTGCGACTCGGACCAAAGCCCCCCTGGATTTCTGACTTGATTAGCATTCTTGCGAAATATAACAGCGTTATATCCAGCAGTATCATGATGCCATAAAGCTTCGAGTAGAAGCGAAAAAGTCTTTCCACCTCCAGCTGATCCACCAAAGATGACGATATCCGCCTCATTTTCGAAAAACATTGCTTGAGGGCCGGGTTGAGGCACGTATTCGGTAATCTCTTCACTCATCAATATCCAGTTATAATAAATTCATTTAGTATTACTTTAGCCAATTCAAGAGCGAAATCCCTTTTCATTAAAACACAGTCTGTGAATTCTCCATCTTCATATTGAAATAAGGCAAATTGCTCTCCATCATTAACTACTTCATATTGTATTTGCGAGGAAATATTATTCATCCTTCTTTATCCCTCTACGTCCATTATCAGGAAGTTTCAAGATTGCTTTTTGAGTTGTTAATACAGTCTGTGTAACATTCTGCTCTATTTTATCAATTTGCCCTAATCTATGTTTTCCTAGGTGAATAAGCATTCTTATATCACCTTCCATTGCTACGGTATATTGCTTTCCAAGAAGTCCCGCATTCCCCTTTTCAAGCTTTAACATTCTATATTCATCCCAGTGTATGCCTAAATCTTGCTGACATCTTCGATATAGTGTCATTTGATCTACACCGATAACAGGACCTATTTGAGATGCAGAGCAGCCTGCTATAAGATATTTATCAACTACACTCCAGTCTATAAATTTCGGTATTCTCCCCGCACCCTCTTGAGCGCCTCCAGGTCCACCCACTCCGTTTTTTTTTGACTTTCTCGTTCGTGGAGCTTTTTTATCTTTTCTATTTGGATTAATTCCGACTGCCATTTTAAACCTCTAAAGAAGCGGAAAGGTCGACTTGAACGCCCCCTGCTGATTGGAAATCAGCCGTGCTACCACTACACAATTTCCGCGGATATGGTTTTGATTTTAATTTAAGGTCAGCGTTTAATTTTTTATCTAAACAATAGACGTATTTATGTTTAAAGCATTTTATCGTGGTAATCTTGCCTTGTGCTTTTAATCTAGTGGCAGTACCTCTTCCTCTCGTATTAATAGTTTTAGAATGAATACTAAAACCCTTATCGCTTATATAGTGAGTGGCCGGCTTTGTAGCGCCTAGATAAATCCAGTTTGTAGCTTGATAAATCCCTCCATGATGATCTTGCTCTGGGTCAGCGTAAGAAACGATTATTTTAAGCTTAGGCATCATCTTCTTTATCATTCGAAGTGAAATGCATAAGAATTGAGAAACGGGGTTTTCATGTCGATTTAAAGCTATTCTTGTAAGCTCGCAGATTTCAGTGCGATCCAAACCAAAAGGATCAGCAATATTGGGGCAAGCTCCACAAGAATAAATAATAGTACCGATGAAACGCTCATTTTCCCATACGCCAATAATTACTAACTTACCAGCTGGTAAGCAATTTGAATAATGCCAATTCTCAACTGAATATTTAGCGGCTTCACGAGTGGTGAAGCCAAGTTTAAAATTCGTGGCCACAGGATGGGCATACCTTTTTTTTAGTTTCGGTTAAATCGGGCTGATCACCACCGTCCGTTTCATCAAACTTTGGAATATCGAAGCCGTCTAAAAGCTCTTTTTCTTCAAAGCCTGATGCTAAAAGAAATTGTGAATCATATTCATTAGCTAAAATTTCGAAATCGAAATCGCCGTGGTTTTTGTTTAACCTGATATTAAGCTCTCTGAATTCATCTTGCGTTAACTCTCGATTAGGTATCCAACATTCAACCTCTTCTATACAATCCTCTTTTAGGATTCTAACGCGCTGATGACCTCCAATTAAAGTCATATCGGGATTAACAACGGGTTTATCTATAAGCCCGAATTTATCTATCGATTGTCTTAATTGCTTATGATCGTGCTTAGTTAGAATCCTAGGATTAGATTCGTACTCTTTGATTTCATCAATTTTTATTGTCTTGAGAGACCACTGAAGACGATTCGGATTCAACCGCGCTTGACTCTTTTGCTTGCTCATCATTAACCTTCTTTTGATATTGTTCTGCCTGTGCAAGGTTATAATCTTTTACGATCTTAACCATGTCGTTAGCTAATTTTTCAAAATCTTGAGGTAAGATTGTGATAGATAAAAGATGAGATTCACCATTGAAATAAATCATTCTGAAAGCGTCAATTTGCGGATCATACTCCAATTTCATATGAATTGGTTTTTGATATGACTGGCTTTGAGACTCTACTTTGGGCGCTTCTACAACTTTATTTTCTTCACTCATAATTAACTCCTTTACTAGGTTTCATATCAATTACAGGGCCATACGGATTTGATTTTTCCGCTTTACATTTTAGACATCTTGGAATTGGAGTCAACAGATCCATCCAATCACGAGGCATTACAACTGCGCCACCACAAAGAGAGCATGTACCGATTGTTTTAAAGCTCATGGTTGTTTCCAAAGTTCAACGCAGCATGCAGTGCCATCAATTAGACTAGCGGCATAAAAATGGCTCCATTTTCCTTTTGAGATGGCAAATACAATTCCGCAACCTTTTTCACTACTATCTTTGAAAATAAGGTTACCATCAATTATTTCTACAGCATCTGCCATTAAGTGAATACAACCATCTTTTGCAATAGAAGTGTCAACCTCAATAAACCAATAAAATCTCAATTTATCTTTCATCATTTTAAACCCTCCTTACTATTTTAATTTCCAATGGGTATAAATCTTCAACCATTTTGCGTTTTGCAATGCTAATCGGTGTGTCCTTTCCTTTCGTATCGATGAATTCAATCTCACCGCTTGATAGAAAGACTTGGAAGTCACATATATAACGAACGCCACCGGGTAAATCAAAGGCCACTTGCCTAAGGAAGAAAAGAACCTCACCGCTTTGCTTCCGCAAGTTAAGCTGATCGTAATAAGAGCGTTCGAGTTTGGAAGGGAATTTAATTTTATTTCGCTCACACCTAACCGCTCCAAACTTGTGCTTAACGCAACTTTTTCTTAATCGACTGATTTCTTCTAGTGTTATCGGCATGGAATCTCTCTCTTTCGCTTTCTCTATAGCTTTTCATATAGCACCTCTGGCACATACCCTGAGCGCAATGTTGTCTCTCATCGCTTTTGCAGCATGTACATTCTGTGTGGTGAAGCGACCACCGACCCTTTTTTCGCGTTTTAACAGTAAACTTCATGAATTAGTCCATTTTTTGTCGTCTCTTCAGAATATGCCTCAGCGTTGATTTTAATAAAAGCACTTTTTATTTCTTTTTTTCTTTACGGAAAAGACACCATTTGTTAATATTAGAAGTATAAAGAAATTAAACCGCTCGATAGAGCAAAAGGAGAAAAGGATGAAAGCACTAACCTATTTAGAATTACAAACGAACGCACCAAGTATTTTCGCACCGAAGGGAGCGGATAAAATGAGTAGTCGTTACGGATTTATTCCAACGATTAACGTTATAGACGGCTTAAGAAATGATGGGTTTCATCCAGTTCAAGCTTTTCAAGTAAAAGCTAGAAAACTAGATAGAAGACCTCATTCAAAGCACGTTATTCGTTTTAGACACGAAACGACAATAGACCAAAAAGGTGTTGTGCCCGAAATTGTTTTAATTAACAGCCACGATGGATCTACCGCTTATCAATTAAGAGCAGGAATTTTTAGGATGGTCTGCGCTAACGGTCTTATTGTAGGAAGCGATACGTTTTGTCGACGTATTAGACATAACGCAAATGCTATCTCTCACGTAGTACAAGCCGCAAACGAGCTTATAGAGATAGTTCCCTTATCAGTAAGGAGAGCGCAAGAATGGCAAGACATCGAACTTAATCAAGAGGAAAAATTATCGTTCGCTAATCAAGCGGCATTATTAAAGTGGGATGGCGCAACAATTCCAGTCCAAACTGACACCTTATTAGCACCTAGAAGGTCGGCGGATAATAAAAACGATCTATGGACAACCTTCAACGTTATCCAAGAGAACCTTTTAAGAGGTGGTATCCAATACGTTTCCGAGCAAGGACAGCGTCGTACAACACGACCAATTAATTCAGTTTACGATAACGTTAGAATTAATACCGCTCTCTGGAATATTACAGAAAATATGGCTCAGTTAATCGCAAAATAACAAAACAATAAATTCTACCTAGCGTCGCTAGGTAGAATTTTCAAAAGGAGGAAAGATGAAGTTTGTAAGAGCAGGCGATGAGGTTATTAATTCAAGATATATTAGAGCGTTCAAAATATTGAAGGCAACTGGATCACACGAAGGGAAATTTAATCTGAAAGTTTCCGTAGGAGATACGAACATTATTCACAATATTAAAGAATTCGAAACTCTTGAATCGGCGGAAGCGTATTTATTTAATCTTATCAAACATTTAGAAAGTAAATAAAGAAATAAGGAAAATTTATGGAGACTTTAACAACGTTTTTTTTTATAATCGTCGCTTGCCTTCTAGGTTATGTTGTAGGCGTTTCAGGATTCTTAATCGTTATCCTTTTCGGGATAATCTATCAGATTAAAGAAAGCGCAAAAAAAGAAGCGAGACGTCAATTTATTGAGGAATTAGCATTTCAGAAAGCTATTAGAGAGGAAATCAAATAATGAAAAGGCTAAACAAGTATTAGACTAGCAAAGAGTAGGGAAGAATTATAATGGCGTCTTAAAAAGATTTCAAGCTTGTAGGGGTTAAATGAAAATTTACGTAGTTTTATATTATGGAAAAGTAATGAATGCGTGTCTAGGAACATACTCATCGATAGAAAATGCTCAGTTAGCATTAATAAAATTCAATAAAATAGGTTTTCAAAACACTATTTCTGATACCTTGGGAATTGTAGAAAGCATTCTTGATTTTGAAATTAATGAGGAGCAGACTAAATGAGCGAGCAACAAGCGTTATGGGGAACCGTAGACTTAGGCGTTGATACTTTACAAGGCCACGGGGAACAAAACCAACCAGGAAAAGCAGATTATGATAAAAACCACCCAAGGTTTCCGAAGGGTAAACATCAATACAATCCAGGTCGAAATCAGGAACTTAATTTACCTGCCGATATTTTCCCGATGCACAAATTCAACAGGGAGAATCCTAACGCGCCAGAAGGTAAGGCTGTTCCGATTGCTGGCATACATGAAAGGATTAAAGAGATGTTGGGTGAGGGAATTCCTCGCCGACAGGCCATCCTTAGAGCTAAGAAGGAAGCTTCTAATGTCAATAGAGGTGATATTGGAACCGTTACCCCAAAAGAAGTATACAGACATAAATACCAAGCAGAGCAACCATCGAAAAAGGTAAATCCTTTTTCCGAGCAGGTTCAGGGCTATCCTTTTATTTAAACAGGAGAGATTTACAAAATGGAAATGAAAGATTGGTTTGTAGAAAAACAATTAGAATTAAAAGAAATAGCAGAAAATTCAGGATGGGAATTATTTCGATCTTTCTCCATTTCTGAAAGATATGTAGATAGGAAATATAAAACTATGGTTTATGAAATTTCTGTAACCCTAATAGCAGAGGAAGACGTTTTGGATTATGTATGCGATAAAGCCGATTCGGGTGAATGGTTTGTGATTCCGGCTTTTAGCCCTATGGGGAGAGAGCTTTTAAGCCAAATCGAACGAGAATTTTTCATTAAAGATAATAATGATAAATTTCATCTTTTATTCGGAAGTTTCGGTGAATTAGGTTTTGGATCGTTTGCTTTAGCTAAGAGGTCTGAGATAGATCCAAAAGTATTTAAAGAGAAATTCAATGCAGAGTTTGACCCTAAAAGAGACTTCTTTTTAACGGAGGATTTTCCACCCTCCATATTTAAAATAATCCACGAAAAACTATTAGAGAGGGAAACAAATGAAAAGCATAAGAAAAAGAATTGAAGAATGCTCACTTTGTGTTGACGATTGTATTTATTTCGCGATGGAGATTGAAGAAATGAATGATAAATCATTAGCTCTATGTGCTATTGAGGAGGCAATAGTTCATCTTCATAAGCTATGTGAGCATGTAGGAGAATATGTAGATAAGAACGATTAAAGTGGGCGACGGTTCGGAAACCGTGCCCAAACATGCCTAGAAATAAAAGGGTGATACATGTTTCTCGCGAAAAGACACTTGCAAACCCTAACAATCTAAGCAATAAGTGCCCATGTACCACTTGAGCTATCTGTACTAGATGCAGACGATATGGTGAAGCCATGACCTGCTGATATAGTAAATAACAAAGCCTGAGGAACGGTTACGGTTCCAAGCGATGTTGTAGTATAGCTAATAACACTTGAATTCGTAATAGAAGGTGCTGCAATCATCGTTGTAGTAGTTCCACTAGATAAAGTGAAAGTCCCCTGAACGGAAGATTCCCAGTCGACCCCCAAACCGTTTGTAGCGGTTGAGTTCGCTTTTAATTTTGAACCGTTAGGTCCGACAAAAAGAGGAAGCGCAGCGCTACCTCCACCCGGAAAAACAGGGATCGTTCCTTGTGGTTGGATATAGTTATTATCTGGTGCTAATGCCATATTGTCCTCCTAGTACATTGTACCGCGTGAAAATTGTTTCATTTGAAAATTACCTTGATCACGGCCAACCTGCCCAGTTCCACGTCCCGGATCCCTTCCAACATTTTCTTGATGCTTATTTTTATCGCTTTGAATAGGAATATCTTTACGAGCAGGAATATTATCTTTTTTCATCCTGTCTTGACCGATTCCCCTTCCTACATTCTCATTAGACTTCATACTGTCTTTACCAACTTGACCTGTTCCACGACCAACATTTTCATTAGACGAGTCGCGATTTTTTCTATCTGACTGTCTTTTGAAATATTCAGGGTTAGCATGTTTTGCAGAAGCGGTCTTCGTTCTTGATGCTTCCATCGGTCCGCCCTGTCTAGAATTTACATATTTTTGATTTTCTCCAGGATGTTTTTGCTTACTGGATTGAGCGATGATTGTTTGGCTCATTTTTTTACCTCTACGAGTTCTGGTGCTTTTTCTAAGGGAATCGGTTTAAATTTCGCTTCTTGTACCAAATTTGTGTCAGTTTTAACTTGATTCAAATTTGTGTCATCTTTAGCTGGTTTAACTGCCGATTCTTTATATTCTTGTGTTGCGTCGTGCATAACTTGCTCGATCATCGGCTCATCTTTAATTAAAGTCTGGCAAGATGTCAAAGCTAAAAGTAAAATTACTAGGGATTTCATTATTTTCTCCTAACACCATATCGATCGGCGTTTTTTCTATCTTTTTGAGACTTTGACCATTCTTGACCACTTTTATAACCAGCAACTTGTCTAGCTTCTTGCGGACTTGTGACAGCGCCATTATTGTTTTTCAATGAGCTTAACCCATATGATTGCAATGTATTCTTATATTCTTTTGTTGGCAACATATCGCTATGTCTTTTTGTTGAATAAGCGATAGCGACTGCCTGTTTTACGGGTTTTCCTTCAGAAACTTCAGCTTTTATATTATGCTGAAAAGCTTCTTTTGACTTACCTTTCTCTAAAGGCATTTTACTTACCCCGATTTAAATCTCGTTTAAAATCCATTTTCTTATCGTGTTTGGATTTTCCTTTT